TCTTGGACTTTACAGATGTAGGCATAGAGTGTTGGTTTAGGTGTAACGGGACAAGTTTGCCCTAGGATGTTTCTCCTGTATTTTGGACATTACTTCTTTGAATCCGTCCGACTGTTTAGGATCACCGTATACGGTGCCAGGCAAACCTGCCTGCCAGTCCTTATCCCAGTCGGGGTTATCTTCACGCCATTGGCTGTATTCAACCATTGACATTCGCAATTCTTTTTTCTCTCCAGTTTGGAGATTCTTTACATTGTATGTAGGCATCAGTCTATCCTCAAGCATGGTTGTAAGTCGTCCCAACCTTCGGGACATCCGCATTCATCTGTGTCAGGACACCAGTCAAGTGCCTTAGCAACAGTAGGAAACTGACATGCAAAGTGTTGTTTACACAACTCAGCAATGTCCATGTGCTCCTTCTGTGTGCCATTAGCACAACGCAATTCAATGTAATGAATCCAAGAGCGCACAGATCCTGTCATAAAAATACGAGTGGGCGCAGCAAGAGGAAGCACAAACCTTGCACATTCTTTTGCCACTCCCTCACGGAGTAATTCATTATAAAGATCCATCCCCTCAAGAAAGTATTGATGGATGCGACCTTGGAGAAAAGCTTTCTGGTCTTGTGACACACCGTCGATACTATTCTGACGATTCTTTGTGTCTTGTAGACGCAAGTCAGGCACCTCAATAGTTTCACTCAACAGATTTGTATCTGCATAGCGTTGAGAGAATTCTTGATATGTAAAACTACGGTGCCTCAAAATCTGTGCTGCCAGTCCTCTTGTAGTATTGATTTCAAGAGTCATGTGTGCTTGCTCAAACACAGACCAGTGTCCATGCTTAATACAATAACGCAATAGACCAGCAACCTCAGGGTTGTTTTGATTTTTTGGGTTGCTTACACGAGCAACGTATCCCATATGCTTTTCGGCATCGGGAGTCACAGATACCAAGCAAACCTTAGAAGAATGCTGGATCGGATCAGAATAATTAGTCATACTTTTGGAAAAGTAGGCGAGAAATAATAATTAGTCCCATGCCTGACCAGTATGTTAGCACAGGGAGTCCAAAGAGTGCAGGAATGCAAAGATTCCATACAAACATAAGGACCAATGGAGAGATCAAGAGAGTGCCAAGTCCTGCTACGATTGCTTTACCTGTCTCAATGTTATTGATTTTCTCTTGCTCTTCCTCATCTTTTTTCATAGCAGCATCGACTGCTGCTTTGATGTCTTCAACTTGCTGCTCACCAGCACGTCGTGGATCAAAATACACTTGATCTTTATTCATTTTCCTTTCTTTGGACTTGGTGAATTTGGATCTTGCCATAGTTTAGGTGAAATTCTGCCTTCTGTCTGTTTATACCACTTAAAATCTTTCTTATACTTGTCCCAGTAGTGGTCAAATATATCTACATTCTTAGAGCTACTAACAATATCGTAGTGCTCTTCGCCATCAATGAGATAGCAGACAATGTAGGCAGTGTAGGGTAGAGATCTATCATCTGCCGCTGTTGCAGGACAATCTGATTGGATGGTTTTGATCTTACTCACGACCGTCCGCCCCACTCAATACCAGGAAAAGCTTCCTTCACCACGGCTTGAGTAATACGATACTTCTTATGCAGGGTTTTGTTTACTGCTTTGATAAGGACTTCTGCTTCACTCTCATGCAGTCCTTCAAGCATCTGAATAAACATGCTTTCAATCTTCATGGTGGGGAGAGTATCATCTCCTCCCTTAAAGAAGCGGTAGAGTTTCTTGCCTTCTTTCTCAAGCAAGGTATGCTCAGTGCCTTTAGGTGCTTCGTTAGGACGGTAAGGGACATCTTCTCCTAGAGGCACACGAGGGACAACAGTTTCATCAAAGTTGATGATGAAGACAGACCTCAGTGTTTGGGTATTGTTTTCTTGCAAGATCTTGATCTTTGCTGCTTTAGTCTTAGCATTATGTGCTTTCTGAAGCACTTCAGAAATCATCAGTTTCATAGTTTAAGAAATAGGTTTACATTCACTCATCGTCTTCCATAATATCATCTTCTTCTGTGAAACGCAAGTAAAGAAGATCAGCGGGGTCTGCCATGCCATCAGCACCCTGCATCTCAGGGTGCATAACAACAGCAGCATACTCTGCTCGCTCTTTCCACTCGTCGTAAACAGCTTTCAGATTCCAAGACGCAACAAACCCTAAGATGAAGGATCCTAGGGTCAGGAAGAAAGCGATGTAGAGAAAAGAAAGATCAGCCATGTCGCCTCCTATATGTCTTGTAAATTATTTAGCATTTTTCTTCCTGCCTGGTTTTCTCTCTGCATGATATTTCCAAGCGTCCTCAAGAATACCATAGAGATAGTCACGAATCTTTCTTGCTTTTGGTTTAGGGATGTGCCCATACGCTTCGCGTAGTTGCTTGTCACCCCCTTTAATGTAACCGTTTAATTCCTCAACTGCGTTACTAACTTGTGCCGCTGTGGATGACTCAATGAATTCATTGGTCTCTCTTCGCGTCCATTTGCCTGCCTTGAGGTAGGTATACATTTTGAATAAGAATCTACCGTTGAGCACTGCTTCATCGAGTGCTCTCTCAACGAGTTGGTAGATTTCACTGGTGTCCTTTGTCTTCACAGTAAGTTGTTTTCCCTGAGGTATTTGACAGTTTCGGTGCAACCACCCATCTTCCGTCCATTGATCAAGACTTGAGGGAAGGTAGAACCAGGACCAAACTCTTGATAGAATTGCTCCCTTGTAAAGTTAACATTTAATGTGAATTCTGCAAAGGGGTATCCCTTCATTCTATAGACTTCCTTAATCTTTGTGCAGAAAGGGCATCCAGGTCTCGTGTAAATCGCTGTGTTTCCAGGTTTTGCCATCGTAATATGAGTGAGGTGAATAAAAAAGGGTCCCGAAGGACCCATCAGCGGAGCATCAGATTCCGTCTAAGTTATATATCAGAAGGAATACTTCAAACCTGCCTTAGCACCGTATCCACGGTCGATGTTGTCATCGCCACTTCCGATGAAAGAAACTTCACCGTAAGCACCCAGTGCATCAGTCACGCTGACACCCAGACCTGCTTTACCAGAAGGGACAGTATCACTTTCTCCACCATCAGGGGAAACCAGAGTAGCGCCACCTTGGACGTAGTATGAAGCGGACTCACCAAGAGCACCCTCGTAACCCACATGGAAATCTGTATTTGCGCCCGTGTAATCTGCGCCAGTCCATCCAGCATTGGTTTCGACGTTGACATACGGACCTGCCATTACAGCAGACGGTGCCACGATTGCTGCGGTGGCAGCGAGAGTTGCGATTGCAGTTTTGATCATTGGTATTTTACCTCGTTTGTTTTTCTTGTGGAGTGTTTACCCACAGATGTTAGGGGATTCGACTGTCCCCGTATTGATTTTGTAACAATCCGTAACCTTAGTCACGAATGGTTATTTATAACAGAAAAATCTTGAAGTGTCAAGCCCTTGTGCCAGTTGGACAACGCTTAACCTTCTCGATCAACTGCTCAGACAGATCATAGTATAAGGCATGGGTTTCTGTCAACACATAGTATCCAGTTAAGTCCTTTCCATCATCTGTCCACCCGTAAGAGATGACCCGCTCATGGACCTCCGCACAGTCGAGTAACTTATCTGTGTTTAGATAATGGTTATACTTCTGATGAAGGTTGATCATGGTCTGCTCCTTTGGTCTTAGATAGTATATCACGAATCTCTGACATTTGTCCAGTCGTTAGATTTTCTTCGGGATTTGTAATATCTTCTTTAGGTTTAGCATCCTCAGCAGGAGCGATTGCTTTCTGGACTGCCTCCAAATCTTCTAGCATGCCAACTGGCACAAACCCACCACCAAATGCCTGAGTCTTGCCAGGTTTATTGTCCATACCATGCACCACTGAAAGGTTAGACTTCCAGTATTTCTGCATCTTCTTCATCATCTTCTTACGACCCTTAGGATCGTCCTTGTATTTTTCGATGACCTTTCTGAGTGCTCTCAACTCACGGGATGTTTTTTCCATGGATCTCTCCGCCCATCCCTCTCTTGCATTGCCAAAACCTGCCATAGTTAAGTTGTTTGTGTGATGATTAGTTTGAATTTGACACGATGTTTGTCTCTATCAGAGCTAGTATACCATACTGGTGAGTTTTTGTTATGTGACTCTTGATAGAATGCTTCTTTCGCTGCTCTCTTCTGCTGACTCTTCTCGTAGAAGGCAGCAAGTTTACGAGGCAGTTTGAAGTTACCCTCCATGTCTGGGTAGTATGGTGACGTGTTTTCGTCTTCCATTGCATTGTATGCAGCATCAATGGACTGCTCACCAGGATTATATCTCTTGGGTGGCCAGTAGAGATCAAACTCCTGTCCCTCAGAGTATCCTATGCCCGCCTGTAGCACTTCTAGGAGGGTGATGGCACACAACCACCTCTCGGGGTTGGAAGACCCGCCTTCTGCCTTACCCTCCTCGTTAGGGATTGCCTTGGTGGAGTAGAAGGTAAACGCAATCCTAACCTTTGCTTGCACTGCAGTCGCTGATGCTAGATCATATACTGCATCATTCTCAAACTCACTGCCATCAAGATAATAATCCTGAATGAATGTGTTTGCATTGAAGAAGTCAAATGTCTGTGGATTATTTGTTGACCCATCAAATGTTGACGCCGCTGCTGCCCTGACGTTAGCAACTTCATACCATGGTTTTTCTTTCCTAGCAAAACAAACAGGAGCGTTACCAATAAACTGTCCACGCTGTGCAAATGTGCCACCAACTTCATCGAAGCGTGTGATCAGATGTCTTCTTAATAGATCACCGTAGTCACCACCCAGCACCTGAATGCGATAACCTTTGAAGTCTCCACTCTGATATTCACTTGAGGGATCCTCAGGATAACCTGTGTCGATATATCCATTGGTAATGTTAGGTATCAATGGGTTGAAAGTATCTCTATCCGCACCACCCAAGACTTCAGGATTGCTCTGTAGCAAACCATGCATGGACACCCTTGCGTTGCTTTCATACACCTTAGTAGATGCTTGCTTAGGACCAGAGGACTTCTTATTATCTCTAGAAGTCTGATGCCATGCATCACCACTGTAACTACCTGCTCTTAGTTTACCATCTGCTTTGGCATTGATCTGAGATCCGTAGGATGGATAGAATTGCATATCAAATCCTTGAATTGCTCCAGAGTTTGAAGCAATACTAGGTAACTCAGGGTTTGACATCATCCTAGGACTGAGTGGTGTGTCACCTGCTGCTGTAGTCAACTGCAGACCCCAATTCATTTCAAACTTACCTGTATCTACATTCCATAGAGCAACGTATGGTGTGATACTACCTGTAGGAGGACCAGTAATAATGTCCTCCAATCTGAAGTTAAGTTTGTCTCCAGCGGAGAGTGAAATGACGTTATCATAGAGGTCTTGCCCAATACTCGGCCATGATCCAGCATCATACCGCGAGGAAAATATCGTGCTTCCATTCTTCTGCATTCGCATTTTGAATCTGATGCAATCACCTGTGCTACCACCAGTAATACCACCAAAAGATTTAACTCTAAAGTTACCACCTGTGATCGTAGTAATAGTTTGGTCACGTCCTTGTGAGACTGTGTAAGCACCTGTGCATTTACCACACTCATTGTTTTCATCCCACTCACCAAACACAAGCGGTGCAAAGTTACCACACTCTTGACGTTGCAACACAACGTCCTTAAAACTTTTCGTAAATGCCTGAGGATCACATGGATTAGACAAATCAATCTTCATCATGACAGGCGCTGGTCTATCATCTGCATACACCCAGCACTGTATACCTTCGTATACATAACCAGGATAAGCAGTAAACTCTACAGTATGCCAGAGAATTAGATCATCATAGTCATCGTCACCATCGATAAGGTCTTCCCACATCTGTTTGTTAGGACCCTTCCACTTGGTGTAGTCTTTCTTATCTTCAGGATTCCATTCCTTATCTGAGAAGAGCACATAATCATTTTCCTTAGTATCAATACCATTGCCTCTGAAACCAGGACCATAACCACTAGAGTGAGAGCTTATGGTAAACGTTTGGTTGACACTCAAACTATTCTGATTTGCACCATCAGACAACAGGAAGAATCCCATGGTGCCACCAGCATATGCTTGCAACTCAGATGTGCTCAGCACAATGGTGCTAGTCTCGTTACCACCACCCTGTGCAGCATTCTTAGCACTAGGCACAACAATCTTGCCCCACTTAGGACCACTGCTATCTGCTAGGTAGAAACCAAATGCATTATCATATCCTGCCTTACCTTTCTCCACATCCATGCGGATAGTCAAAGCATTAGTAATCTTCTGAGGTATACGGTATGCAAATCTACTCCGTGAGACTCTCTGTGGAATAGTATTATTCTGAGGATCAATCGTATATCTATGGTCAGCAGTGGAAGGATTATAGAAACGATGGAGTGCCCACAAACGCTCTTTGTCATGTATGAAAGAGATACCATCACTCTTACGTTGGAAGACATACCCTAGGACACTATGGAAGACCATACCAGCGGCATTCATAGTGCTTCTTTCACCAGCACCCTCTGTGTCAGGAGCGCCAGGATTAGTAGTCAAGAAATAATCAAGTGGACTACCTCTATATTTGAAGAGAGGCACTACCTTTTCTCTACTCTCAGGTCCAAGGATAATTACCTTAATAGTTAATTGTTTCTGCCCGTCCTTTCCATTTTGCTTAGGCATGAATGAGAAAGGAATCTCAATACCAGACTCAGGTAGTGTGCCTGTCCAAGATGTTACTCTCCATTCGCTATCAATATCTTTTACATCACCATCTTGAATTCTATAGATGGGTCTAACTTCAAAGTTAATAACTGCTCTACCAAATCTAATAGTATGTTGTGCAGTGTCTCCTGTAACAGCATTACCATCAGGTAGACCATGGTCGTTACCATCATACCAAAACGCAGCACCACCTTCATTGAAGATCCAGTTTCCATTACCGTTACCTTGACGGTCAGTGTTTTTAATTGGTGGATTATTCTCCTCGTTTCCAAATCCTGCTGCGCCATTAGTAATTAACTCAACGTTAATACCAGTGCCACCTGCCATGCCAGGTAACTTACCTTTTAATATCCAGAATGCAGGCTCAGCATGTGTCAGAGTATATCCTGAAGGACCAGAGATTTCAGTGTGATAATTATATTCTCCACCATTCTGAGATTCATAAACAGGGACTCTCTCAGGGAAGCAATTCTTAATACAAACTTCAGTCTTGTTAGCAGACCATCCACGAGGGTGATACCCTTCGCAGTCAGTCTTAGCGGGTGTCCAACCACCACCTAAGTATGGTTTGAATGTACATGCCAGAGTATTTCTGACGCACCTCTCCCATTCAATAGCACCACCTCTTTCAGTGTCGCAATATAAAATTTCTTCAGGGTCACTACCAATTACTTTCCAGAATCCATTACCAAGATCTTTTAGTTTGCCACGAATTCTTAACTCAACAACACGCTTACAGTCATCATCACCAGTAGAGATCCAAGGACCATCAGGTTCATCAGGCGTGGGCCACTTGATCACAATGTCATTGCCGCAGTTAATGCCAGGCAACTCAAGACCTAATTGATCCTGTATGAAACAAATGATTGGATCAATAGTAACGATAGTAGGTAGGTCAGGTAGATCGTCAGGTGGACGTGGTGGTTGTGGTGGTGGTAAATCAGGGTAGCATCGACCAACCAGATTTTGAATAACCTGATTAGGTGTAGGCACTTCAGGTGCCGATGGAGCTTCAGGACGCTCTGGAATATTGAGAGAGTCCAGAGGGTTAGGTTGGTTTGGCACCGCAGTGGGACCATAACATCTACCAACCAAATTTTGAATGACTTCTGCAGGTGTCTGTGACTGCACAGGACCAGACGAGGATGCAGATGCAGGGGAAAATTCACTCGCAGGATTCTGCCCATCGAGAGCGTTAGGCTCTAGACCGATAGGACCAGTCACGTTGTAACAACGAGCAACTAGATTACGAATATGCTCAGACATTAAAAAAGAGGAGCGTGTGCTGCTCCTCTATTTAGTGTGATGTGTTTGATGGATTTTGCCATCCACATCGGCGGCGGCGACGATACATTCTATTTAGCCATAAACCATACCAGCAAACATAATTAAGAAACAAATAACAGTGAAGAATAATAGTGTTGATGCCATTACCCACAACCACCTTGGTATGGTATTTGATTCATGACATGTGTCTGAAGTTTTCATATAAAATTCTAGACGTTTTATAGATGGTAATGATGAGTCGGGTAATTAGATACCCGACAACTAATCCGAGTGCAAACTGGATCACAGTGCGTTACCTCTAGGAAGGACTTCCTCAGGAAACACAAAGGACTCATGAGGTTGATCAACTGGTGCCAACCATGCACGAAGACCTTCATTCAAGAGAATATTCTTAGTATAGAAAGTCTCAAACTCTGGATCTTCCGCCGCACGAATCTCTTGAGATACAAAGTCATAAGCACGAAGATTAAGAGCAAGTCCAATGATGCCGATGCTAGATGTCCAGAGACCCATGACGGGCACAAAGAGCATAAAGAAATGCAACCAACGCTTGTTACTAAAAGCAATACCGAAAATCTGTGACCAGTATCGATTCGCAGTAACCATCGAATAAGTCTCCTCGTCTTGCGTGGGCTCAAAACCACCAAAGGTGGTATTCTGCTCACCGTCTTCAAACAGAGTGTTTTCAACTGTGACTCCGTGGATAGCGGAAAGAAGTGCTCCTCCCAGAATACCTGCAACACCCATCATGTGAAATGGATTGAGTGTCCAGTTATGAAATCCTTGTAGAAACAAAAGGAATCTGAAGATCGCTGCTACTCCGAAGGAGGGAGCGAAGAACCATGAGGATTGTCCGAGTGGGTAGATGAGAAACACACTGACAAAGACAGCAATAGGACCACTGAAAGCAATAGCATTGTAAGGACGAATACCTACTAGACGTGCCAATTCAAATTGGCGGAGCATGAAACCAATCAGAGAGAATGCACCGTGGAGAGCAACAAAGGACCAAAGCCCTCCAAGTTGACACCACCTGATGAAACTACCCTGAGCTTCTGGACCCCAAAGTAGAAGAAGAGAATGACCCATAGCGTCAGCAGGCGTCGAGACAGCCGCTGTAAGAAAATTAGCACCCTCAAGATAGGAAGTAGCAAGACCATGGGTATACCAACTCGTGACAAAAGTCGTGCCAGTGAGCCAACCACCAATGGCAAGATAAGCAGTGGGAAAAAGTAATAGTCCAGACCAACCCACAAAGATAAAGCGATCTCGTTTAAGCCAGTCGTCAAGGACATCAAACCACCCCCGTTGTGTCGGTTGTAATGTAGATGCAACCATTATTATTTAACCTTTTACTAAACTTCATTGAAAATATGAAAAAGAAAAGGGACCCTAAGGTCCCTTTCCAAATTGTATGTAACTGATCTAGATATCAACCAATCGCAGGTGCAGTCAAAGCAACTGGTGTGCTTTCAGCAGCAGCGAGGTCTAATGGGAAGTTGTGAGCGTTGCGCTCGTGCATTACTTCCATACCGAGGTTAGCACGGTTGAGGACATCTGCCCAACTAGGGACCACTTTACCAGAGTTGTCTAGGACAGACTGGTTGAAGTTGAATCCGTTGAGGTTGAATGCCATAGTGCTGACACCCATAGATGCTGCCCAAATACCAACCACAGGCCATGCAGCAAGGAAGAAGTGAAGACTTCTTGAGTTGTTGAATGAAGCGTATTGGAAGATAAGGCGACCGAAGTAACCGTGTGCGGCAACGATGTTGTAGGTCTCTTCTTCTTGACCAAACTTGTAACCATAATTCTGAGATTCAGACTCAGTGGTTTCACGAATGAGTGAAGAAGTAACTAGAGAACCATGCATTGCGGAGAAGAGACTCCCTCCGAAAACACCAGCAACTCCAAGCATATGGAATGGGTGCATCAGAATGTTGTGCTCTGCTTGGAATACAAACATGAAGTTGAATGTACCTGAAATACCAAGAGGCATACCATCAGAGAAGGATCCTTGACCGAAAGGATACACAAGGAATACTGCCATAGCAGCAGACACAGGTGCGCTGTAAGCAACGCAGATCCAAGGACGCATACCGAGACGGTAGGACAATTCCCACTGTCTTCCAAGGTAAGCAGAGATGCCAATCAAGAAGTGGAAGACAACGAGTTGGTAAGGACCACCGTTATACAACCATTCATCAAGAGAAGCAGCTTCCCAGATGGGGTAGAAGTGTAGACCGATTGCATTTGAAGAAGGGACAACAGCACCAGAGATGATGTTGTTTCCATACATGAGAGAGCCAGCAACTGGTTCTCTAATTCCATCGATGTCCACAGCAGGGGCAGCGATAAATGCAACAATGAAGCATGTAGCAGCTGCGAGCAGTGTAGGAATCATCAAGACGCCAAACCAACCAACATAGAGACGGTTGTTTGTGCTTGTGACCCACTCGCAGAACGATTCCCAATTAGAGGATCGCGTTTGACGTGAAAGTGTAGTCATTTTAGTTTAGGGTAAGTATAAGTGCGGGGTATGCACTGGGGTAAGTATTCCTACACCACCCTCCAGTGTAGGTATGAGAGACTGTTATTTAATGACGCTGTTTAGTCTCGGTGAGGCGTCAAGTGTGACTTTTTGTAAAGTCAACTTACTATATAGGGTTTTCCGAATCTTGTCAAGTGTAGTTGAAGGTAGACTCTAAGAAAACTGACATGGGGGGACATGTCTCGGCATACTCTAGCACACGTTGGTGCTTGTATGCCCACTCATCGACTTTGCGACGAGTAACAAGCTCTGGATACCTGAAGTATTCAGTAAGGCGCTTGTTGACAGTAGTATAACCAGATCCTGCAAGAATGTGGAGGACTGGTGTGCCACCGTGTGTAATGGGTTCGTTGCCATTCATAATATACTGAATGACTTCGTGGGTGCCAGTGAGATCATACTCGATACCATTGCTAATGTGATTCCAGTATGGTGTATCACGGCGACGACTATAATAATAGTGTGCCTCTACAAACTCACGCCATCCATCCATGTGCTCAGCGAGATTGTGATTGAAACGATCACGCTGGAATTGACCAGGCAAGGATCCCTCCTGTAGGAGGTCCATGAGAGCAAGGATACCATGGTGTGTGTTGAAAAGACTTGTAGATTCTAACGGTTCGATGAATCCAAATGAGAGTCCGATGGACACACAGTTAGCTGTCCATGCCCTCTCGTGTCTACCATTCTCAAATGAGATTAAACGTGCGTCATCGTAACCAAATTCTTTACGGGCATCATCTTCACTCTGAAACTGTGAGGAGAATACATACCCTCTACTAATGAAATCATAGGTGGGAATAGTCCACTGCCAACCAGCACTCATTGCTTTGGCGTTGGTATAGGGGACCATCTCTTCTTCACGGTTAGTGTAGTCAGTCTTAACTACAAGTGCCCTATCATTTATGATTGACGAGAATGGTTTCCACTTGCTAAGCGATCCTGAGAGCACTGCTTGCTGCCCACTACAGTCGATAAAGAGATCACCAAAAATCTTTTCTGCCCCTTGCGTGTGTGGTCCACCTGTGACCAAGACATGCTCGATGTCTCTTCCCTTAGTAGCAACAGACTTAACTTTACTATCAACCACCTTAAGATTCTGACAAAAAGTTTCTCGAAGGAATGTAGAGAATGCTGCTCCGTTGATGTGAAACGATCTGTCTTTTGCAAGGTCATATGGCTCTAGAATATCTCTATTTAGTGGGAGTCGCCCTGACTCTGCCACTGTAACGAATGGCATGAATACCTCAGAGAAAGGAGGTAGGTTGTCTGGATGAAATGCTTTAGCGAGCATCCACTCTTGAAATTTTACTGTTTGTATAACAGATTGTCCATTAGGATAATGGAATACTTCACCCTCCTTAACGAAACCATCAAACCTAGAAGAAGATTTGAAGGTTGCTCGTGCTGCAGGAAGGAATACATCATCAGTGATACCCATATAAGAGAGATACTGATTGATGTGTGGCGTAGTGCTTTCGCCCACTCCAATGGCATCACCACCATTGATCAGTGTGATGTCCCATGTAGGAAATGTTTTACAAAAAGCGGCGGCAGTCATCCAACCTGACGTGCCACCTCCAACGATAACAATACGCATTCTATTCTGGTTTGTGTGGTAGTTTAATTGCTTTTCTTGCTTTCTTTAACATCCTAACATATGCTAACTCATATTCACTATACCAGTCAGGATGTTTCTTCGCTCTCTTGATCAATTTTTTGATCGCTTTCTTGTCTTTCATTTAGATTTTGCCAGATGGAAAATTCTTTGAAGAGTTTCTCACCAACAAAAGAATAGAGATCTCCATTGTGAGACTCTATTGCTTCCTCTAATTTCTGCTGGGTGTCAGGAATTTGAAGCATCCCATTTGACACATAGTAGTGACAAAACTCGTATACTTCTCTATTTATGGGGATTTCCTGACGAATGAATGCGGTAAGGCAAATCTGTCTCTCTGCCATCTTGCCATCATCGTAACGCCAGTCTTCAATCATGTGCGATCATCCTAAATTCTTTTTTGGTTTTGAAAACCTCCTGACCAGACTTGCATAGGTGCAGGAGGAATTGAGCTTTGGGTAAGGATAGGTTAGAGTAATTCTTCAACTTGATCCACTCTCCTTCCCAGTAAAACTCCAGACAATACATTGTCTCATCCAAGCATCTTAAGTTTATTTAGATATTCATATGCGTAGGTTTCACGGGCACCTTTGATACCCCAACCCAACCAACGGTAGGCAGGTTTCATATAGTACGAAATAGTCTGACCCCCACCTTGGAAGTAAGGGAGTTGACGTTGGAAGACACTCTCGTTAACCATGTAACGGAGTTGACAGTCGAATTCAGAGGGGTCACAGAAATACTTCTTAGCAAACTTACCAAGATTATTATAGCGACCTACTGTGGTCCACTGAATGATGCCATAACCACCCCGATGGCAATCGTGGTAAGGAACTCTAGCACCTCCCTCGCATATATTGGCAATGAAATTAGACTCCTGTCTAATGTTGCCAAGAATTGTAGCAATAGCATTTTTGTCGTTGATTTTTACGTCTTGTAAATACGCTACAACTTTCTTCTCTTCAGGTGAGCAACCAACACATTCCCATCTGCGCTCATAGATCTTAGTAGGTCTAAGACCTGCTGCTTCAGATTTCTGAGGAGCAGAGGAAGCACATGCCATAAGCAGTGGCAGCATTGCTGATACCATTACAAGTGGTCTCATGTTTAATCTATCCTTAGTAGAAAGGGGTGCCCTGTGGACACCCCAGAATTATAACGTATTTAGTTGTCTTGGTCAAGATGGAGTGTACACTGGGACCATTGTCCCACCGCCCATGTCATCATCGTCACCATCGTCATCAGTCTCCACCAATAGGAGCATGAAGAAGAATGGCGTCAGGATAAAAATAATAGTCTGTGCCCACTCTAAACTCATTACCAGATGCCTGGAATGATCTGACCAGTTGTGGCATAGGTGCCAAGTGCTGCAATGATACCGATCATTGCTGCCCATCCATTGAATCTTTCTGCTTCTGGAGTCATGATTACCACACTCCGAAGAAGAGATGCCCAGTGAAGGCATAGGACAGGAAGGCAGAGACGATGCCGAGCATTGCTAGGCGACCGTTGAGCTTCTCTGCAGACTCGTTATGAGTTTCGTAAACGTCTGATTGCATGGCTTTCTTTACTTTAGGGTCAATATAAGGTTGAGTCTCAGTGGCAAAAATGTTTACCTTTCCGAGCTCATCTGTTGTAACAGTCATTGTTAAGGTTTGTTACTGTATGTAACTATATATAACATTTACAACTTTGTCAAGCCCCCTAAACCAGAAAACCTATGAAAACGTGACAGTTCCTTCACTGTCCCCAAAATCAAGGGTCGTAGGGAAGGTAGTTGAGTCCGCATTATCAAGACTGATCACGTCGCCACCAGCAGCACCTGTGACATTAGTGTCAATGTTTTGATAATCAAAGTTATCGTTGAGGTAGATCGGACTGCTGGGAAATTGAATCTCATCCTTGTCCTCAGGACAATCCTCAGCAATGGTTTGCACACCATTGTAGTGACGCCACAACTCACTCAGGTGATTGCGGTTGAATTTGGGGTCGTCGATTGCTCGATGCAGTGCGGTCTTCAATGCCTCTACTGCTGCATTCAGTTCTGTTTTCATAATTCCAATGACGGATTACTCCGCTGATGATAAAACAATTTGTGACAAGATAAGAAATGAAAATGCAGGTGCGTACACCTGCAATGTAATTGTCATAGGGTCCTGTCTTGTCATCAGAAAATGACCCTAAGGAATACTTCCAGACTCTAAGAATACGCCTTAGCACAGTCTCTTACATATGCAGGCACACCATCTGGATCTAACCACTTGGTGTATTCAAAATCTTCCATCGCTGTGTCAAGTTGCATAGCATTGTCACAGAGATACATGTCCCTATACCTGTTGGTATATGCGTCTACCTTCTGGATGCGGTAGTCAGGGAATCCATTGTCAAGCATCCCGCACTGCACATAGCGGTAAGGATAACGCTCAAGAATGACGGTTGGCTTTTTCATTTGCGTCTGAGTGTCTGTAGATAGTTTAGCACATCTTCCCGAATCCACAACAATTCATGGTAACATTTCTGGGAATGAGCACATGCCCTGAGGTCGGCGTCGGGTTTGACCACACTTTCAATGAAAATGTCCAGTCCCCTATTCCATCTGTCGTCCTGTGTCTCCATTTGCCTCCTTAGATAAAGTTAAACCACCCTGTGATAATCATCTTCTCTTGTGTGTTAGAGACTCTACCACGATGGTGAAATGTCCAGTCCGCTGGCCATATCACGGTGTATGCACGTTGCGCTGGGACATACTTCTGTTGATGATACCATTCTGTGCCACCATCAGGGACATCATTAAGGTAGGTCATAAAGACTAGATGTCGGTAAATGTTTCCAGGCAAAGCATTAGACCTTTCGGTATGCCACTGCTTGAATCCACCACCTTTAGGATACCACTGCATAGATAGTGGCTCCACTATTTGAAAACGTGAGGTCTCCGCGAAAGGAAACCTCACGAGGTATTGATTTAGGATATCTTGAAGTGCCTTCATATAGTTTTGTATCTGAGGGCAGTTAAGTTGAAATGGAATGTGTAGATCAGTGGACTCTTTATAGTCCTTGTCTACTCCAATATCACCCTGCCTCATCACGCGACCTTCATGGTAATTCAAGATACTTTGATTATGCCAGAATTCCTCAAGACCAACAACAACGGATTCATCAATAAAATTACCCCAGATAAAGTCATTACACTCATCATTTAGTGGGGTGCAAATGTTGTTCTTATATAAAGTGATTTCTTCTTTAAGCATAATTCATCCCGACCAGGATAAAGTTTAGGTCATTTCCAGGACGCCATCAGCAATCATGTTATCAATGAGAATCGTATAGTCCTCTTCAATATCCAGTCCCCAAAAGTGGACGTGACGTGCGCTCTTGTCACTATAAAAACGACAGAGTGCTTGGAAGAGGGGAGGATACTCAACGTCAAGGGCAATGTTACCATTGACAGTATCCTTCAAAATTTGCAGACTATCTGCAAAGCGATCTCTAACAGTCATGATTGACTCCTATTTTGTTTTTCCAACATGCACCGAAGTGCAACGAGACAGGTAGGGATCGAACCTACGACCGACTGCTTAGAAGGCAGTTGCTCTTTCCGCTGAGCTACTGTCCCAAAGGGACACGTACTATCGGATCACCTTCCCACATAGTCCTCTTAACTTTGTCAACTTTACCTCGTAAGTTAAACGAGATAATGGTGCGTGATTTGTCAGACTCATTGGGTAGTGCCTCGTGTGCAATCGTTGCTGGAAAAATAACCATGTCTCCCTCATTAACAGGTGGGATGAAGGTCTGTAACCTACCACTCCAAGGGTTGTTAAAAGGTGACACAAATTGCGTTGCTTTATGGACTCTAGGGTCAAAGTCCACATATATTACTGCTGACCATCCACTGTGACCATGATTATGCAGACCATGTTTCTGACCTTTGTATGATGTTTGACACCACATGTCAGTAAACTCTATTCGTCTGCGCTCAGTAAAGTCAGCAAGGTATGGTGAGATGATTTCAATCACCGTGTCAGCATAAGGTGGCAGCTCCCACTCCTCCTGATGAAAGAAGTCAGTATACTGCTCACCGTTGCTCTCCAAATGCTCTCTACCTAGGATAGGCAGAGAATTCATGATCACTTCTTTATTCTTTCTCCAATTCTGTATTTCATAGTGTGCTATTGGGATTGAGAATAAAGAGTGGACTGTCATTGGTTTGCTTCTGTTTTTTCTCGGATCTTCTGGGCAAGCGTTTCGCCTTCCAAGTAGTCTCCTGCCGCTACGGCATCATGGAGTTGGTCCACTAGGAATTCAATCGTATAGTTGATCTCATCAATCTCTTCAAGAAACTGATTGTCCATCGTGGTCCTCTCTCCAGTATGTACTTACCAAGTATATATGCTATGAGGGTGACTTGTCAACCCCAAAGTGTTTGATAAACCACTCGGCGTCCACTACGACAAGTGGTTGCTTTCGATTTTTCTTCATGAAGAGTATCGGTTGGTGGTCTCCAGCGTTAGCACATGCCTGATCATAAGCATCATAGACATTAAGTTTCTCTACATTCTTACACTCAATGCTGAAGGGAAATTTCTTTCTAGCATCTCGTGCCATGATAAGATCTTCCCCACCAGCACCCATGCTACGAGACTCAATGTCCTCAGGGTGGACATCTCTATGCTCAATGAGCATATCTCTCACCCATTTTTGGAAGTTTCTACCCTTCGCTTTTGCACTCTGCGGTTTCATCTTTATTATCAGGATGATGTTTGCTATTGATTGACGGTTGCCATGGTTTCTTAGATCTATTGTTAATTACAATAAATTTATCTGCAGCAAACGTGCCTGCAACGTTGACTTCAATCTCGTCTCCGTCTTTCCAATTTATTGTCCCATCCTTTTTAGTATGATTCAATGCTTCTTGAATCCGATCAATTAGTTCTTGAGTTAATTTCATTAGTCTGCATAACCATCATCGTCATCACTGTATCTATAACCTAAACGCTCCGCCTGTTTAGGAGGAAACCATGACTTCTCTGGCATAGTTTTGTAAGCGTCTGGATCTTCTTTAATAGCATCTTCCAAAGAGATTGCTAAGAGCTTAAGATTGCGAGCAATCAACTTTACTTTCTCGTGATTCATAGTTAAAAGGAATAATAAAAAAGAGGGGAAGTCCCCCTCTTACTTATGTCATTTCGTATAGGTCTTTCCGCGATAACAAAAAGTCCCGTGGGTCTCTTTGCTTTCTACACAACGTGTGTCATACTCCACACCACGGTATGTTGTGTGGTGGATCTGAGCATTGTGCAAGGCATTTGCCTTTTGGATCTTCCTACGAATGTAGTTGAGTGTGTTCATGAGTATGTCCTCTGAAGTTAGGGTGGTTTAGTCCCCGTTCCTTCAGTCGTTTGCGTCCCTACAGTGAGGTGATGATTCCTCAATGGTTTCAATCAACTCAATCTTGATCATAGGATCAAGATCTTCATGCGTTACAACCTTCAGCATTAAAGCATCCACTTGCTTGCATGTCAGACTGCTATACAGTAGTAATTCTACCATGGGGATGAACGCTCCGTTCCGCGACTTACTTGCGTCCCACCCGAGAGCGGGATGAACGTATCGTCATGATAACATGACATTTCTATTTATGCAAACGGTCTGTATTATATGCTACCGTTTTCTCCACCATGATGGTGGTGTGTTTCTAATGGGCTTGGTATTCTTTAAGTCCTTCTTGAGTTTCTTCAAGTAAGATAAGTGGTCCCTGATACCATGACCTAGGGTCCTCGGCACACCAATCACCCTCAACTCGTCCGTGTAAAGGGACTTGGGATGTTTCTTCCACTGTTTCTTTTTCATTTAGATGGTTAATCCATCGTGTAATTTTAGAGCTTAAACCCGCTAAAAGTTTCCGCGCTGACATCTTGCTTGATTCCTCCGACAACATAGGATTCAATCTCAGTTTCCTGAGGGGCATTTTGTTGACCCTTGCTATTTAGCCAGTGCTCTGTCCAAGGCAGTGGATTATTTTTAGCAGGGATGTCGAAGGCAGGTGTCAGTCCGATTGCTTTCATGCGACGATTTGCAACCCATTCAACGTATTGAGATAGCAGACGCTCATTAAGACCGATCATGCTTCCATTCTCAAACAAATACTTCGCCCATTCTTTCTCTTGGGCAACTGCGTCAAGGAACATCTGACGCACTGTTTCTCTTTCTTCCTCTACGATGTCCATCATATCAGGATCATCACCCTTTCTCCACTTGTAAAGAATCTTTTGGGTCAACGCGAGGTGCTGCGATTCATCTCTAGCAATAAGGGAGATAATTTTTGCTGAACCTTCCATGAGTTTAAGTTCGCCAAAAGCAAAACTGCAAGCAAAAGAAACATAAAACCTAATTCCTTCAAGGATATTGACATTTGCAATCGCTAGATAAAGTTTACGTTTGACATCATGGATAGTCCATGTAGTTGTAGGAGATCCTTTCCATGTCTCCTTCCACATATTACCATTCGCCCACTCTGATGCTGCTTCAATAAAATCATTGTATGCTTTACATACTGCAGCAGCACGGTCGATGATCTTGTCGTCTTCTAATACCGCATCGAAGACTTCCGATGGGTTTGCGTATACGTTTTTGATGATATGGGTATAGGAGCGGGAGTGAATCTGCTCCATGAATTCCCATACTCCCATGCATCCTTCCAACTCTGGAAGACTGCAGTAAGGTGAGAATGCCATGCCAGGACCACGCCCTTGCACAGAGTCCAAAAGGATTTGATACTTGAGGTTGCTTGTGTAGATATGTTTTTGTTGTTCATTGAGTGTCTTATAATCGGCACGGTCCTTCTGTAGAGATACCTCTTCAGGTCTCCAGAAATAACCGAGTTGTGTTTGGGTTAGTTTATCAAAATCAGGATACTTATATTCGTCATAACGTTGCATCCCTAGGGGTGCTCCGAAAAACATTGGTTGCTTTTTTGTGTCAACTTTCTTGTCGTTAAAAACAGTCAGTCCCATTGTGGCTCCCTTGGATTTTTGCATGTACCGTAGTTGTGAATATAATTTAGGAATGCATTGATCCTTGGAGAGACATCCAAGGATTCGCAGCAATCAATGTAGGACTCAAATTCTTCTTGTAAGTCCTTACTGAGTGTGATAGTAACCTCTTTAGACATTGCAAGCGTCGCACTCAGACTCTTCGCTTGCATCTATCTCTGCTAGGAGATTGTCTAGTTTTTGTTGTGTCTCTTCAACATCTGGGTCACGTTTGGCGTCGTATGTATTTTGATAATAGGAAGTCTTCCAACCATATTTGTAAGTGGAAAGTAAATCCTGTGCCATGACAGACACTGGGACTTCATTGTTGTCAAACTTCTCTGGATTGTAAGACCAGTTGCCACTAATTCCTTGGTCAAAGAATTTCTGCATCACTGAGACGATTTCGATATAACCTTTGTTGGAAGGCATATCCCAGAGCAATGTGTAGTTATTCTTCAGTGTAGTATATTGTGGGACAATCTGTTTGAGTGGTCCTTTTTTAGATTTCTTAATAGAGAGGTAGTCACGAGGTGGCTCAATGCCATTAGTTGCGTTTGATACCACAGAGCTACTTTCGGAAGGCATTTGTGCAGACAAGGTGCTATGCCTAAGACCAAACTCTTCGATAGATTCTCTGAGACTATCCCAATCATACTTATATTCTGGTGCTACTAATTCATCCACGTCCTTCTTATATGTATCTATCGGGAGAAGTCCATCGCAATACTTTGTGCGATGGAATCCTTCGCATGCACCACGCTCTTCAGCAAGTTTATTAGATGCTTTCAAGAGGTAGTATTGGAATGCTTCTGTCAACTCATGGACCAGTTTCAATGCACCTTTATCATCATAGTGCTCACCATGTTTGGCAAGGTAATGTGCCAGACCGATGAATCCAATACCCAAGGAGCGACGTGCCAGTGTGCTACGACGTGCAGCAGCGACAGGATACTCTTGGTAATCAATCAACTCCTCCAGTGCTCTGACTGAAAGGTCACAAAGATTCTCCATCTCATCAATGCTTTTAATCTTACCCACATTGATAGCAGACAGAATGCACAATGCAATCTCTCCTGCGTCATCATCAATATGACGGATGGGATCTGTGGGGAGAGTGATCTCCTGACAGAGGTTGGACATACTCACCTTGTCCTTGAATGATGAGTGTGTATTGCAGTGGTCGATATTCATAATGTAAATACGACCAGTCTCTGCTCTCTCTTTTAGTAGGTCAAGGAAGAGCTGTTGAGCGTTGACTGTGTTTCTAGGGATCGATTGATCTTGCTCGTAACTACAATACAAGTCATCAAAGCTATCAGTGCCGAAAGAGTCATACAACTCAGGGACATCATGAGGGCTGAAAAGCGCCATCTCTCGATTTCCGATGAATCTTTCATAAAATAGTTTGCTAATTTGGATAGAATAGTCAAGTTTTCTTACCCTATTATCTTCCGTGCCCTTATTATTTTTAAGGACAAGGATGTCTTCTATTTCTTTGTGCCAGATCGGGAAGTGGACTGTTGCGCTTCCACCTCTGACGCCATTTTGAGTGCAGCATCTGACAGTTGACTCAAACTTTTTGAGAAATGGAATAACGCCTGTGTGCTGAACTTCACCGCCCCTGATTTTACTGTTGATGCCACGGATTCTTCCAGCGTTAATACCGATGCCAGCCCTTTGAGCAACATAGTAACCGATAGCCATGTCACTACTAAAAATGCTATCGAGGGTGTCATCAGCATCCACAAGAACGCAGCTTGCAAATTGTCGAAGCGGAGTCCGCACTCCTGCCATGATTGGCGTCGGGATGTTGATCCTGTGTTTTGAGATTGCGTTGTAGTATCTCTTGACATAATCGAGTCGTGTCTCTTTGGGATATTTTTGGAAGAGAGTAGCGGCGATCATGATATACATCTGCTGTGGGGTCTCAAAGACCTCACCAGATGACCGATCCTGCACGAGGTATTTATCTACAACCTGCCTTAATCCAGCGTATGTAAACAAATAGTCACGGTCATGATCAATGAATGATTCAATCCGATCCCACTCTTCATCGTCGTATGCACTGTAGATCGCTTTGTCATAGACTCCACGCTCAATACAGTCCCAGACATGCTCTTGAATGTGAGGACGGAGGTCTGGGTGTCCGTTATATACCTGCTTACGAAGACCAAACAGCAGCAACCGTGCTGCTACAAATTGATAGTTTGGTGCCTCTAATGTAATCAGGTCGTTGGCAGAGCGAATAAGAATTTCCTGAATGTCACTGGTTTTAATACCATCAAAAACTTGAAGGTTGGCATTCATTTCTACTGCCGATTCAGATACACCTGCAAGACCTTTGCAAGCGTGCTCTACCATGTCATGAATTTTAGTTAGGTGAAGATCCTCCACCTGTCCGTTGCGCTTGACAACTGAAATGTCGCTCATACCTTTTTCCAATCTGTAAGTTGTACCTTTGCTTTTAATCCTGAAAAGGTGTTGGATTTTATTATAGCAGAAGGGTCAAGTCCTGCCAACACCATATCATTTATATCTTTGTGCCTTATTGTCTTTGGCCATATGACAACTGATTCTCCGCTCGTGATTGCGGAGTCAAGTCTTTGCACAATCTGTCTGTTTCTAGGTTCGTTGTCGAAGACCCAGACCCTATCCTTATAAGGTAGAGTGCGATGGTCAACATCACTACCACACATAGCAATAGCTTGTCTAATGAAAGTGGAGTCAAATGGTCCTTCCGTGACATAAACTGTCTCCTCAGGGTTTACATAATCTTGTCCAAATAGTTTGAGGCGATCCTCAAACATTACTGTAATGTATCGTAGGTTGCTTGATGCCGCCAGTGATCTACCCTGTATGCCAAACCACACACCGTCTTTACCAATGAGAGGGATAATAATTCTAGGTCTATCATTCTGTAGGTTTTCAAATGTTGGACGTTGTGTGTTGACCCACCTCTTAAATTTCTCAACATAGAAGAATCTACCCAGTTGATCCTCAGGTATTCTTCTATCAAGTAGATACTTCTTGGCGGGGTGCTCTATATTTAGCTCGCTGATAGGTATGCAATCTGCCACCTTCTTTGCAAACTTTGGTTTGGCACCTGTGTATTTTGGAGAGGGTGTATGTCTACCCTTACCAGTCATCCCCTGCTTATATTTTTCCATGACATACTGATCATGCAGATCAACTGCATGATCTTTTAGAAAATTAGACAACGATCTACCAATGCCACAGTTATGACACTTGTAAATGTATTCTGTTTTCTTCAGAAAAAAATACCCCCGTGCCTTATTCTTATGCTTCTGTGAGTCACCACAGTAAGGGCATCGGAAGTTATAGAGTCCAGACTTGACGTGTTTATATTTGTCTAGCCTAGTGCTGAGAAGTCTGATGTATTTGTCATCGACGTAATCCATGCAGGAGATTCCACTGCAGGTAGCATACCAGTTTTATTTTGGTTAGTCAAGTTTCTTATCAGCATCTGACCTGGTACGCTAACGAGAAAGGCAATGAGAGATAGAGCACCAGCAATGGTCCACATCTTCTTCTCCATTGTCCTCAAACGATCATCGATCAGTCTAATGTCACGCTCGCAACCTCTCTTGATTGCTTCTGTATCTTTGTTGAGATCAGAATGTAGTCTGTCAATCTTCTCAAACAATACCTGATCTACTTCATCTTGCTTGGATAGTTTTTCATTATGGACAGCAAGCATCTGTCCCATCTTTACATTATTTTCTTGTAGTGTCTCGACTACTCTTTCTAGTCTCTCTAGAATCGCAGTGTTAATGTTTTCTGCCATTACTCCGCCCTAAGTGCTTGTTGTCGTTTCTTCCAATAGAATTGGATGACATCATTAGGATACAAACGTTTAACATCTAACTTCTTAAAGTTTTCTGGTCGATAGATCTTACGAAGCTCTATCTTCAGTGATGCTTGGGACTTACTATACAACACATACTGCTCTGCTCCATCATAGGAAATCAGAAATGGCAAGTATGATCCATCTTTCTGTGCTCCCTCAGTCTTTAACATCTCAGACTGGGAGATTGTATAACGACGACGCTTCCTAGGTTTTTTCTTTGACCCTCCAAGGAGAGGATCAAAACCTGCATTAGGACCCGTGGCATCTGCTGCTGCAGTCATGCCGCCGTTTCCAACACTCATTGTAGGTGCGTCTTCATTCATTACAGGTCTTCTAGTAATTCCTTTACGTCGTTATCTATATCAACAAAGTCAAGAGATCCAGCTTGTATTTGTGGATATCTATTCAGGTATACAAGGAAGGTCTTTATGAGAGACCAGTATTCCCTTTCTAGTTTATACATGAGTAGAGGGATAGTGCCCTCGCCAAAAACATTAAACAAAATTATTAGATGATTCAGTATCAAATTGATACGGAGGACACCAGTCTTCAAATATCTTTTAAGCAGTCTCTTAAGATATTTGAATTTTTTCATGTCCTCCATAAAATCATCTACGGTAACCGACTGTGGGTTATCATAATGCTGAATGGCAAACATCAAATAGTTTTTCTCATTAAGTAAATCAAAGTGCATTATGTAAGGGTGTCAGTTATCAGGATCCGAAGGTCAACGTTGCAGAGTCAGAGACGACTTCCTCAGCACCTTTGCTGGTGTTGATCTTCACTCTATACTTATCGCCATCGTTAGCAGCAGTTTGACCACTCAGCACAAGAGATGCACTGGTTGCGCCAGACACGTTTGCGAAACGACTACTTCCAGAAGATTTCTTCTGCCACTGATAAGTGATTGTGCCAGACTGATCAACGGTTGCAGCAACAGTGAAGGTTGCAGCACCACTAGATGAGGTCTGGTTAGAAGGTTGAGTGCCGATAGTGATTGTCTCAAGCACGTCTGCAACAACTGTATCGTCTGCATCGTCGCCAGCAACAGCAGCGGTAGCGTGGACGAATGCAATACACTCAGCTTTGTGACGGGTGTCACCTGCAGCGGTCTGGTATGACTCATAAAGCCACCAACCAGGACCCCAGATGCCACGAGCTTTGTTAGCAGCGATTGATTGCTCAGTGTCGTCAACGAATACGAGGTCACGAGAGCGAGAGTCGCCACCCTTGACTACGAATTCTGCAACTGCCTTAGGGGCAGTCCTGCGGACAGCACCAGCAAGAGCACTGTCAGTGCTACCTGCATACGCTTTGTGTAACTCGATTGAAGTTGTGCTTGTAACTTCTCTAACAATATATGCAACGCTAGAGAGCTCAATAATGTCGCCAACGACGACTGTATCCGCAGCATTCTTAGTAACAGTGGCGTCACCATTGGTGACCGCTACGTTGTTTCCGAAAGTTGCGGCATCAATTTTTCCAAAAATTGCCATTGTACTCCGTGTAGAAGATGTTCCTATAAGTTATTTATAGCTATTCTTCTTTCTGAAACAAGAGTGATTCAACGACATCGACTGCTTTGTCATCAAGTTTGTTGTCCGTGGTCGATGCCAACGAACGCAAAACCTCTACCAGATACTGACGCACTTCGTCTTTCTGGAGGAGATTACCGATTGTCTTCTTTGCTAATGGTAGGAGTAATGCCCACATAGATCAATCCTCATAGGGTTTAATCTATATATGCGATCACTTACCACCCATTCTTTTTCGGTCGAAATCGATTGTAGCTTGCATCATCTTCTGCTTCATGCGCTCTTTAGACTTTGCTTTCGCTTCAGTATCATCTGCCTTCTTCATAGAAGGCGCACATGTTTCTTCTTTTTTGACAGCAACATCTTCGCCAGGCTCATACCACTTGCCATCGCCGTCAGAATCCTGCCAACGTTTGCCTGCCTTCGCAGCTTTAATGTGTTTGTCTTTCTTCTTAGCAGCTTCTTTGAGTGCTTCAACGCTACTCTTGAGTCTACTTCTTAAATGCTCGGACATAAGATCCTCTTTTTTTGGATTGATGGTGACATTTCCTTTCTTGGTTGTCTTTAGAGATGATTCTTTGTGACCAACGGGTTTCATTCCATCTCCCCCATCTTTTGCAACTCAGCTTCAGTAAACAATCCTGAGTCGGACAGTTTATTTATAAAACTTTCATTGCTCTTCTTGAGATTTGCCTTGCGGTAAGCAAGATCTGCCCTAGCGCCAGAGGTCATACGACCTTGACCAGCAGGTTTTTTGCTGCCACCAGCAGGATTAGGACCAGTGCCTTTCATACTACGCGAAGCGTAGGATGCACCACTACCTTTACTGTCACCTGAGACCATCTTGCCGCCATCGGAGCGACTGTCTTGATACTCTTTCTCAGACTGACCGTGTTTACCTTTGTAAATCTCATCAATTTCTTCTTCTTTGACACAGTTAGGGACTTGCTTTCCGCCCTTAGTCTTTGTGCCCTTTGCTTTGTATCCGTCCCAGCATTTACTGGCACCAACATTCTTGCGTGCTTGCTTGAGACCTTCTAGCATTTCATGATGGAGGTCTTCGATATCGATGCCAACCACTTCTTCTTTCTTGGTGACACCCAAGTCAGCAGCATCTCTCGCTGACTTCTCGCCTTTCTTACCGACAACGATGTAACGACCGTCTGCCTTCTTACCAGTGATGAGCATAGAGTCACCACCAGATTGGACAACACGACCTACATTTCGGTCATCCTTATGCTCTGCCTTCTTCTTGTTGACAGTATTGCGATCAACTTGGAATCCTGCATAGCCTTCTACTGTAGGCTCATAAGCATCGAATGCTTCCATCACTTTCATGACACCTGTGTGGAGTCTCTGTGATTTGGGAAGGACATCTTCTTCGATTGCCTTGAGGATATATGCCTGCTCAGTGGGATTGTAATCCATCAGTGCCGCAGACACCAGCATTTCTAACGTCATGTTTCTAAACCGAAATGAATTTCGTATTACTATTTAGTTTCAGCAGTTTTTCTAATTGAAGCAGTAAATTCTGAGAATTTGACAGGTTTCTGACCAGGTGTCATATTCTGTAATGCTTCTCTGTATCTATCAGTGCCTGCTTTCCATGTGTTGCCACTGCCATCGTCAGCACTGTAGTTGCTTTGATCTTTAGTAGTGTCAGCAGCTCTTGCTTGGACTTCAGCATCAGACATCTCAGTCACATGCTGCAACCATGCACGGTGCTCACCACCGAGACCATCTTCCATGATGATGTAGTTAGGACCACGGTGGACGATCTTACCGACCACACCACTGTCGTCATGCTCTACAATAGCACCAACCTTATAGATCTGGTTGAGCATATAGTAATCACGGAAGGCATCGAAGTCTAGTTTAGGTGCGTATGTCCAGACAGATTCATGGACTGACTCACCCTTCTTACCTTTCTTCGCCTTTGCTGGAGGTGTCATCCCTGCGATGACATCTGCCATTAGTTTTTTAGAGTCTTTGTATCCACCAGTCCCAATATGGAAGTTGTCATGATCTCCCCCTTGGGCATGCTTTCGCATTGCGGATGCAGACAGATTCTCGATAGGATCATCAGAATCAGTAGAGCGAGCACCTGCAGACTTAATGTTAATAGACTTGAAGTCATAGTGCATACCATTATATTTGTTTGTGAGTTTCTCAAACTCCTTCACACGGTCATCACCGACCACCATAGTAACGTGCTCATGTCCTTCATCATGAAGGTCACGAAGAATGTCAAAGATATTTCTATGTGCTTCGTTGTTTTGGATAGCATCTTTGTGCCCCTTAAACATCTTACGCATGTGGTCCACCTTCTGCTGTGCAGACAATGGATTCTTTTTATGGTCCTGAGATCTAGATGGGTAGATACGATAGTTACCTGAGTCACCACCGTGTGCCTTCACTGCATCAAGAAGTTTACCATGACCTGCATGAGGTGGGTTAAACCTACCGAAGGTAATAGCGACATGTTTGTCTTCTATTTTTTTGTCAGCGGCAGATGACCTTCCCTTCGCAGACGTAGAAGGTTTCTTAGGCTTCTTCGCTGCCTCTGTTGCCTCCCTGATGAATTGAATAAATCTCATTTTCCCCAATCTTTTGCGACGGTGAAGTTTGCTCTTGAAAACTCTAGACGATCAACAAGTTTGATTGCTTGTCCATCCATGATTGCAACAAATCCTTCTGGACTTGTGACACGGTATCCTTTCTCGTCTTCCAAGAAAGTACCCACGCCTTCAATCTTCTTGAGTTTATTTATCACTTGCTCTTTTGCAGCGATAAGGTCTTTGAATCCAGTAAATGTATGAATCATTACAGACTTATTATTATTTAGGTAACTGAGAGCGTCAACCTTACGACGCTTCCATTCTTGCTGTGATTTCTCAGTCTTTTTCTTCTTGATCTCAGCGTCATACTTATTGGTCACGAAGTTGATATAACCAGAGGCGATACCTTCTGCAGTGGGGATTTTGCCACCACGAATAACTTGGTTGAAATAGATCTTGAAGAGAGCAGGAGGTGAAAAGGTCTGTGGTCCACCTGCCTTCTGGATCTGATCTAGAAACTTCTTACCCTTGACAAGACTACGTTGTGCCTTCTGAATAGTGCTGTTGAGTCTAGTGATCTCACCACCTGTAAGATTTGCAATACCGTTAGTATTCTGGAAGGTAGAGGAGAAGACTGCAACGTCTTTCACACCCTGCATACCAGACACATCAACACCGAAACCAGCACTCATCTCACCGATGGTGGATCCTTTATAGGAGGTGTGGAATACAATACCGAGTTTGCTGGCAGCAACCTTCTGTCCCAACTCAGAGTGCTTTGGAATCACATAGGTGATAGTGTTGGGTTTGAAGTGGTAGCAAGGACGACCACGCATTGCAATGACTGTGGGTCTCTTAGTGTAGAGCAAGTCACCTTGGATCACTCCTTTGATAGGGAGTTTGCCGAGTTGATCGAGACACGCTTTAAGAATGCCATTGAGAGCACCATCATAATGGAAGTCAATGTCAGCATAGGAGTAACAGATCTTAGGGTTAGTCTTATTAAAGACTGACTTGTTACCCACGAAAAACAACCCTGTCTCAGGATCTTTGCCACAAATAATTGCAGGAGCACCATCCCACTTGACAGTGACCTTGGTGTTGTTACCACCCTTACCAGACGTGAGCATGTCACGCAAGGACTCAAGGAATTTGATGGCGTTGGTAGCGCCAGCATATCCCTGATTGAAGATGTCGTCTTCGAGGTGCTCTAGGTGTGTGTTTTTTGCCATGCCTTTATTATACCTCCTCAGCGCCAGTACGGTTGCTCACCAGTGCCACTGGGTAAATTGCCACACGGGCACCGTTGTATCGTTGCCCATCAATATCAAATCCTCTGCCTGCTCTGTAGGTAGCAGCAAAGGCAGCTCGGTATCCTCCTCTAGAGAAGTAATCCGAGTCACCATTCCATGATACATGGTCAGAGAATGTCAGATTGAAACATGCTTCCTCACCACGTTTAGGTGTGAGTTTGGGATTGCCCTGTGCGATCATATTTACATTATCTATACCATACTTGCCCCCATAAGCAGGACCATACACAGATCTATTGATAAGTGTATTGCTCTTCACATATGAGTAGACAGGATTCTGTAGTCTGTCACCAACAATATAACCTGCAACTTTTCTTAGAAAGTTTTTAGTCTCAGCATCTTCATAGATCAGTGTAGGGTTATTGGCACTACCAGACTTAGGGGAGACACCACCATACTGCTGATAAGCAGCAGGTCCACCTGCTTTCTTGTGAGAGATAAAGATCTGATCCTTATCCTTATCATCATAGATTGCAAAGTCGGCCTTTGCTTCTCTACCTAAAACTTTTTCAGTTATATTTCTTACACCCACACAATTCTTGAAGTCACCACTAGGTGTACATATTTTAATAGGACCCAGTTGTGTAACTAGATCCTTAATGAGTTTATCTAGGTCACGCATAGCAGCTTCTTCTGCTGCCATGACATTTGTTTTGGTAGGTTTTCTGATCCTGTTGAGTGCAATATACCCAGTTTTAGATCCAACCTTTACATGTGCTACCTGCAGTTTACCAATGGTATCTTTACTGTTGCCAGCAAGTTTCATTTCTGTGCCTGCCTTTAGCACACCATGTGTATCTTTTTTGTTTGACTTAAAGAAAGTAGCATTCATATTAACTTCGACTTTAAGCACGAGGTCTTTCCACATGCGGTTGTTGCCGATGTATTTGTCGAATGCTGACTCTCCAGACGTGGACTTGCCAGACAGGACCGCCATTGAAAACAGTGACTCTACCTAGTTATTTATTCAGATGTCACCAGGTGCACGATTTTCACTGTAGTTGACATCAAACATACCCTCAGGGTAACGTGCTGCCAGTTTCAATGTGTTGATGTAAATGATTTCATCGAGACGCATGTCCAGTGCAATAGCAGCGTTGGCAACATACCACATGATATCACCCAACTCTTTCTGCAAGTGCTCTTTGTTAGCAGTGTCCCAAGGTTTACCTTGGAATTTAATCTTCTTGACGATCTCCATAAACTCACCACCCTCAGCACAGATACCTGAGGCAGCAGTGTCAAGACGCTCGATGTTACAACCTTGCTGGTGCAACTCAGTCAGGCGCTCAATGTAAGACTGATAGTCCTTACTAGCATTAGAAGTTACACGATCAACAAAATTGCAGTAACGATCAAGGTCAACCTCAAACTTCTCTTGCTTGCCTGCCTTTGCCTGTGCTGCCTTCTTCTCGGCAACCTTCTTCTTAGTCTTAGGAGCAACAACATCAGGATTGTTGAGCATCTCCTCTGGAGTCTTAGGGGTAGAGTCTGCTACCTGCTGAGCACGCTGCTTCTCTTCTTCAATCTTCTCCTGTGCTTGTCCAGAGATCTTCTCAGTCTCTGATTCCAATTCATAATTAGGGTTACCTTCTTGGGTAAACTTGTTAGGGTCGCTCATACTTTGAATCCGTCAAAACTTTTTTTAGTATCGGTGAATGCATCTTCACTGATGTCACCAGCATCAATGATGTTGTCTTGGGCAGACTGATCACAATCATACAATCTCATCTTCGCCCTGTCAATCCCTACCACGAATCGTTTGAATACTGTGGGATCATTGTATCTATTTTTAAGTTGCTTGACCATGATCTGACCAAGTTGCTCCATCTCTTCTGTGGATATAAGCGCGACCATAAGGTCAGCAGTAGCAGGAAGTCCAAAAGACTCGCTAGTATCAGTAAGCTCCACGTCAGAATTGCCATAACCACTCCTCGTTGTTTGTGTAGCAGAGACGATAGGGACATTCAACTTGCCAGCGAGTCCTCTCAACTCCTCTGCGATGGACTTAACATATGTATAGGAATTTACTGCAGTGCCTTTGTAACGTGATGAAGCACAGATATTAAGGTAGTCAACAAATACAATGTCAGGATGGAATCCTTTCTTTAGAGACAACTCATTTAAGAGTGCCTCAAAATGTCCCACATGTGCAGACGCTGTGGGATATTCTTTAATAACCAGACGACCTGTGGTCTTCTTCCTGAGAGCATCCACCTTCTTGGTGTATCTCTCTTTGGTTAACATGGGATCCGTTAGTTGTTGGATCGGGATGTCGAGGAGGTTTGCGTCAATTCGCTCAGCAATCTTTTCCTCTGCCATTTCAAGTGTAATGTAGAGTACGTTGCGCCCCTGTAGGAGCGTGGCACTAGCGCAGTGGCACATGAATAAAGACTTCCCGACGCCCGTGCCAGCAAGGGCGATATTGAGAGTCTTGTTAGGTAAACCACCTTTTGTAATTTTGTTAAAATAGTCGATGTCAAAGGGAATCTTCTCCTCTTTTCTGTGGTAGAAATCGTAACGTGCTTCCGCATCTGAAATATAATCGTGACCTACATGATCATCAAAACAGACGCCCAATGCCTCAGACATAATGCTGGGGATAGCGTCCTTTGTCCTTGTCTTATCTTGCCCATCAGCAATCTTTACCGACTCCATGAGAGCGAGGTAGACTGCTCTTTCTTTACACCATTTCTCAGTGGTCTCCATTAACCACTCATCATTATAAGTATCACGGTCTAGGTTATCAAGGAAGGTTTCAATCTCCCTGAAAGTATCTTCCGTAATGTCACGTCTCTTTTCAATCTCAATCTTCAGAGCATTAGGCTCTGGATTGACATCATACTCACTAATATATTCCTGAATCGTCTGAAACAACAGACGATTAGTAAACATATCGAAGTATTCATCTTTAATGAAAGGCAAAACCTTTCGACAGTAATCTTCCTCAAGGATAAGTTTACTGAGTGCAATCTCTTCGATCTTTAGACTCATTGATAATGTAGATAGGTGGTCAATTCATACTTGTCGTTACTGACAGGAGCGTTGTCCGAATAGGGAAACGTCCATCCAGGTGGATATAATACCACATCACCTTGCTGTGGTTTAATTTTGAGTCCGACTTGAGGGAATTCCATCTCTCCACCTTCCTCAACATCATTGAGAAAGATTTTGTATGCTAGAAATCTCTTAGCAGAGTCAGCATCCCCAACATCAATATGGAGACCGAAGTTATCTCCAGTATCGACATTATATTTATTCAATTTGATTTGCTCAAGATTATTTTTAGATGCCCAAAACTTTTCACAGTCCATTGCTCTCATGTATTCATGGGCAGACCATTGGATAATAGGCACAATCTGTTGTTGGATTGCATTCCATTCATTATCACCTTGGTCTGCTAAGAAAGAAAGATTGATGATGTTGTATTGTGGCACACCATCATCCCATCGCATTATCTTGTCGCAGTTGTCTGCTTTGTGGATTGCATTACGACATACATTTGGATCGAGTGATTTGGGATAGACCTTAATCCATTCCTTATGATCCATATGAAAACTCCTGCTCCGCTGCCTTGTCCAATTTCATCATTACTTCTGACGTGAAATACTTCTCGGGATCAGCGAGAATAGACTTAGGATAAACAGAAGATTCACCAACCTTAATGCGATTCCCGACCCGCTGGAAGACTCCGTATTTCTCACCCAATTCCAGTAGTCCATAATAACGGTCCAATCCACGCTCGTCGTAATAGAGTCTGGTTTCAACTTCAGAATTCTCCTTACTCAAACGAGACTTAGCAGTCTTTGCTTTGATAATGTTTCCAATAACTTCCTTTCCATCCTTCTCTTTTTTCTTTGAGAGATAGATGATTGTAGATGCAGCATACTTGAGTCCACTGCCTCCACCCATTTCCTTTGTAGGGACATAAGATCCAATAACATCGTAAGTGTGGTTAGTAACGATCATGGGCACGTTTGCTTTGCCCAGTTTGAGAGTAAGCACACGGAAGATAGATTTAACTACCTGTGCCCGTGACATATCGCGAGTCTCTTTACCCGCTTCGGTGTCCTCAATCTCCTTAGAGGTTGAGAGCATTCCTAATGAGTCTAGCACAAACATCATAGGTTGGCGAGATTCTTCAGGTAAACTTAAGTATTTGTCCAGAATCTTGATTGCCTGTTGTCTAAACTCCTGCACCGTAGTGACAGGGACAATAACCATGCGGTTGGAATCAATCTTGCGAGACTCAATCATACTCTTACTAATAGCAGACTCAGACTCAAAATAGATTACACCTGCATCAGGATCCATCTCAAGAAAATGCTTGACAATACCAAGGCAATAGAAAGTCTTACCAGTTGAAGACTCGCCTGCCAGAGCTGTAATCTTATTCGACGGGATGCCACCATAGATTGATCCAGATACCAGTGCGTTGAAAATACAACTACCAGTATCAATATAAGCAGCGGTGTCACCCGCAGCAACTCCGTCTGAAACCAGACCAGCGTATTCATTATCTATCTCCTTTACGATGTCCGAAAGAAAATTCACGACCACAATGCCTCCAAGGTGTTTACTTTTTCAGGTTTCCAACCAATAGTGTCTAAGATCACAGTCAAAGGATCAAGGAAACTCTTCTTAAACTGTAGATCATAATCGATACTTTTGTCAAGTCCAAACTCGGTTGGGAGAGTCTGGAAAAATGAGATAACATTCTCATTGATTTTGTTTGGTGTCCTCAACATCACATATTTGATCTTCTCACCCTCTTGGATAATAGGATACTTGTGTGCGAGTTTTCTCTTCTTGATATAGAAGTTATATAACAGTGCTCCACGCACATGCATAGGACACCCCTTACCATAGATGGTAGATGGTGACGAATTCTTTGTCACGTTGTTACATCCACGGGGAAATGCAATGTCTTCTACAGGCATCGCCTCAAACTTCTCACGGAAGTCAGCAATAAACTTTTGCAATTCACTCTCTGTGCCATTCATGATGACCTTCAGAGCGTCTTTAATAGCAGTCCTACAAGGTGCAGGAGTAGAAGACTTGACTGCTTCAATGCCGTTGATCTTTAGTTTAGGAGTCTTGTAGCGGACACCTTCAGAGTCAAACACATTGAGGATATATCTTTTCTTAGCAGTCCAGATGCCACGGTTAGCGATATTCTCTCGCTTCATAAACATCTTCTGAGCGTAGGCATTTACATAGGACGCCAACGCTTCATAAGAATCTCCAATATACTTCTCAAATTCCACTTGACACACCTTGTCAAGGAACCTAACAATACTCTCATCGCTCTTCTCTCTGCCCTTGAATACCTCGTGTACAAAAGGACCCAGATTGAGATAGATGGAATCAGTATCAGCAGCGATAACGTAGTCAGCATCAGTTGTCCTCAATATTTTGTTGAGGTAAGCATTCATTTTGTTTTGTATCCATCGGATGCTTACCTGTCCCGATAGAGTAATTGCTTCAGCATTTGCAAGATTGTAATACCTGAAGTATTGATTTCCGATGGCCCCATAAGCGGAGTTGAGTTGTATCTTTCTTGCCATTTGGATGTTGTTGAATTTGGACACATCCTTTTGTAATGCCAAGGTCTCTGCAGGTGTGGTGGCATCTTCAAGATTTTGCTTAGCGGCAAGCATCCTCTTCTTGTATATGGTTCTTTCATCGTAGATCCTCTGCATCATTTGCGGAAGGAAACCATGTATGTCCTTGCGATACTGAGCACCGTTAGCACATACACACCCATCACCTTCAAAGGTTACTTCTTCATCAAGAATTCGATCAACCGTAACCGTTGGATGTCTCTCATCGAGGAGGGTTTCTGGGGAAATATTGTACTGCATAATAAGATGAGGGTAGAGACTGTTAAGGTCAAAAGACACCACCCAATCATAGCTTCCAGGAATCGGTTCTTTGACATATGCCCCCGCATATTTGTCATCCTTCTTAGTAGTTATACGAGGTGGCACCACAATGTTACGACCCTTAAGATCACTGAAGATCATAGTGTCCCACATGCGGACCTGAGAATATACATCCTCAAGGTTTACCTTGGCATCATATGCCATGGTAACTGCCAACTCGATTAACTTCATCTTATCTTCCAGACTGTCAACCAGATTCACGTCATGGATGTTGTATTCCACGAAGCGTTGCCAGTCAGACGTGTAGAAATCCTTGAAGTTTTCAAACTCAGAGTGGTCCAACTTCTTATCACCCAACTCGACCATAGCGATATGATCTAGGCGATAGGATTCCTGATTGGTGTAAGTGAATTTCTTATAGAGATCGAGATAATCCAGAATCGCTACACCAGTAATATCATAGGCAATGTTTGTGCGTCCTTGGATTCTGATCTCTCTGTCCTTCACCCTATTCCAAGGTGAAAGACTCTTCTTCCACTTCTCACCTAACACCCGCTCGATACGACGACAGATGTAGGGGATGTCATACAGGTTGTTATTCCACCCAGTGATGATGTCAGGGGTATTCTGACCCCACCATGAGTGAAAGTCCTGCAGCATCTCCTGCTCTGTCCAGAAGACACGATATTCAATACCTTGAGGGGGGACAAACTCTCGGGTGCCCCAAGTGATTGTCTCTTTAGTATTGAAATTCTTCATCGTAATGCATAGCATCTCCTCAGCAGATGCTTGCACGTCTGGGAATCCATTCTCACAGGCGACCTCAATATCAATAGTCCAGATTTTCATCTGAGACATGTCATAATCAATCTCGCCTTTCCATTTTTGAGCGATGTGTTGGTAAACAAACCGCTCGTATCCGTGGACTTCCAAACCCGATGCGCCCTCATACTGTTTGATAAACTCCCGTGCTTCACGGGCACCATCAAACTGTTTAGGGAAAGCATAACGACCATCTAGTGTCCTAAACTTACTCTTCTTCTGTTGCGCTTGGGGCACTAGAAAAAGAGTAGGGCGAGACTTCTCCCGATACTGCACGGGGGATCCGTGCTCGTAACCTCGGATGAGAATGTCATCGCCCAGTAGACAGACACTTGTATAAAAATCACTCATTAACTGCTTTCTGGTATGCTGCCAGCACTGCGGGTGCAGGATCCAGTATAGACATAATATCCGTAGAAGTCAAGAAGATAAATCTTTGGTCGGTATGCAGTGGATACACATGGACGTGACCCTCTGTGCATATAGTATATGAATCCTCTAGTAGAAGACTCGGCTCTTCATCCATCTCGACGAGTTTACCAATGAGGTAAGTGTCTGGATTGTTTTTTAGAATTAAAACTTTAATCATAGATCTCTTGCAGTGGCATCTTCCTCGTCAAAGTAGACGCTCATACCAGCGGGTTTGTGCGACTTTAGTATGGCCTTGTAACTTTCGGTGACGTTTTCGTGTGGATCACCAAGACTCACAACTGACATTACAGATACAATATTGTTACCAATAGTCAGTGGAGACCATGGATACAGTTTGATCTGGACATCTGTCAGGTCCATCTCATCAGGGGTAGTTTCTTCCCCTTGGAAGTCAAACATCTTGTCTGCGGGTTGCTCAATCACTACTGAATAGGGTTGAGTAAACTGATACGCGAGAGGCAGAGTATGGTCTTCGGATGCCCTGACTTCTTTAACGTCAGCGATTACGTCCTCGCCGCTTTGCATTCTTGCGATTTTTACGCTCATAATCTTTTTCCATTAGTTGTTCGTAAGTCCCCTGCACCATTTCTTCAAAGGCACGGCGTGCTGAGATATTCTTCTCATCAGCAAGGACGTGGACATACTGCATAAACGTTTCCATCTTATCAGGTGGCACGTCTAGAGTAAGTGTTTCGCTCTTCTCTGTGTATGCTCTACACAGATTAACATACATATTCATTAAAATCAACTCCAAACAAAAAAGAGACCCCCGCACGAGTGGTCTCTTCAGTTGCATATTATATATGCTAGTAACGGGAGCATGTCAATCTATTTTCATCTGATGCACTGCACCATTGTTTAACGTATGCATCTGCGTCTAGATTCATGTTGTAGTGTGCATGATTGTGGAGCATCCCAATCATGATCAATGCTCCTACCGTCAGTATATTAAAGTGCGTTACTGGATGGAGAAGAATCACCTTGAGGTAGTGCCGCATTTTGAATTTCATAAACCCTTCGTTTCTGATGCTCAGGAATGATCTTATGTAAGTCTATCACAAGCATACCATTTATGAAACTAACTGTGCCGACTTCAACATCATCTGACAGGTTGAAACCTCTAACGAAACTCCTAGTAGCGACACCCCTATGTACATACTCTGATGTATCTGTGTCCTTTGACTTGGACTTGATCATCAAGACATTGGTTTCTGTAGTTACCTCAATGTCCTCTGGTGCCCAACCAGCAAGTGCTAATTCAATTCTCCACTTGACGTTTGATTCCTTAACAATATTGTAGGGAGGATATTGACCCTTTACTGATCCTGCCCCATACGCATGTAGTCTGTAGAATAGGTCGTCAAAACCTACTGAAAATTTTTGTGACGCATCAAAAATAGCGTCGATGTCTTGCGACGTAAACTTAGTAATGTCCATAGCTCCTTATAAAGCGAGTGGTTATGTATGGTCCCCGAAGGCAACCACGAGTATTTATAAACTTCGGCCATGTGGTTAACCGTAAACATATTCATCTTGCTAAATAGGCTTAGCACTTTATTTCGATGGACATGAGAAAGTCTCTGCTTCCTATCGTTATGTTATTGATGACAACGGGTGCCGCCCAAGCAGGTGGTCTCGTTACTAAACATGCTTCTAGTGTGCAGTTGACTGTAGATGCAGCTCGGACAACATCTTCAAGGGTGGGTAACTCGTACGCAATCTCAGGTAGCGGTGTAAATACCACCGATGGCACGACCGCTGGCACTATTTCCACAGGCACAATCACTTCAGGCGTATTATCGCCAGGTGCTATTGCTGCCACACAGGCAAGTAACGGCAGTGCATTTAGCTATAGCCAGTCGTTTACTCAAGGTGATGCCATACCAACTTCTGCCGTAACAGTTGGCACAGTTGGCAATTTCTCTAGTCAAACATCTCATGCTGCTGGTACGAAAGACACACTCGCAGGTACTGTCTTGACCACTGGTGCCCTTACGGTAACAGCTGGTGGAGCGGGCACATCTGCAACGGGACAATTCGTTTCAGAGATTACCGTCATTGACTAAATTACCTAAGGAGATTCGCGATGATTCTAAAGATAAGTCGCTGGTCTGTCCTTGTTGCGGTGGGTGCATTGTCCATACATGCTCCTGCATCGGCGGTCCCCGTGGTCCCGAATTTCACTCAGGGCTCAATGACCAGCCACACGGAAACGACTTCCAAAGTGACGGAGACGATAAACAGCATGGACTACAACACGGGATATCAATATTCCGTAACTGGCTCAGGCGTTACCGCTTCTGGTAACCTAAATCCTGGTACAGGATCAAACAATGTAACTATTGATGGAGTGACCTCATCATGGACAACAGTAACGGGCAAACCGTCCTTTACACAAACAACGCCAGGTCAGGCGTTTCAATTTACGGAAACACTACAAGGACCAGGTTTAACACAGCAGACAATCATCCAAAGAGTAACAGAAGTTACAAGCGTAACCGATACCACAAGTATCTTTACCCAGTAATTGCTCTGTTTATTGCAGCACCAGTTAACGCTGAAACTGTGGGCGGTGTGAGTGCAACAGCATCTCCCATCGCCAATAGTTCTGGCTCAGTGACCAATCAAGCTATTCAGGTTTTACAGGGACCGTATATAACTAACACATATGGGAATGGCATTCAGTGTCAAGGTCCCACTATGAATTTTACACCCTATGTAACAGGCACAGCATCAGCACAGAAACCATTTGAAGGATACTATCAGGATCCTGTGTATGACATGCGTGACCTCAATGAAGATGGATCACTAGATAATCCTGGCGACATCCTCTACCACGTCCCCACTAGGACTGGACAGAAGGATAACTACAGCATAGGTATAGGTTTCTCTGCCACATGGTCTAGACCATTGGACAAAGAGTTACAAGCACAATGTAAAGAAGCAGCTGCTGCTAACATCGCAATGATGCAACAACTAACTGCTAATAAGCGTCTCGACTTTGAGATCGCGAGACTAAAAAATTGTGGTAATTTATTGAAAGAGGGAATTCGATTTGCACCTGGCACAAAGTATGCATCTATATGTGCAGACGTGCAGGTAAGTAATGTGAATCTATTACAGAATCATACTCATTCTATTCCTTCCCCTTCAACTTCCGAATCGCACGAT